CATGATAATACGATTAGGATCCATAAAGAGATCCTTGGCAATCTGAGTGATCTGGGGTTCAATGGCAGGATAGCGGAATTCCACATCCATTGAGGTGACACTGTCGTTGCTGTGCTTGGGGAAGTCAGCAGGCTTGGCCTGTACAGGACTGGTCTTTGGACGACTGATCTTGACTGGTTCAAACTGCTTGAGTTTGGCTTCCAGGGCCTTGATAAAGTCAGGCGCTACATCACCTACAATTTTGATCTTGTAGTTGTAGGTTTTTTGTGATTCTGATAAGTATTCTCTAAAATGTTTCATATGCGATTCCCCGTGTAATATTTATGCTTTATTATCATTTTGATCTCGACTGCCTATTAGACGTTCTAAAAGATCATTACGACTTAGGATCTGTCCATGTGCTGTTTCCATGGGTTCTGCATCAGGATCACCCTTGCGGTCCTGATCCAGCTTGAGTTTTTTCATCTGCAGATCTATCATCTTGAGCTTTTTGTTCAGTTTGGTTGTCTTGGCTGTGAGCGCATGACCCAACATGGTTCCCGCCACGGCAAACAGTTCAGCACTGAATCTGCTGTCAACATTCATGCCCAGATCGCTAAGATTTTGGTAACTTTCTTTGGCCAATTCGGCTATTTCATCTAGTTCTTTGTCACTGGTATCAAGATCACGCACGGCCGGCAAGGCTGCATCAATCTTGTCAATGGTGGCATCTATTTCTACCAAGGCTACTCGTGTTTCTTCTACTGTGAGTGAGGATTCTTCGGCTGGTGCATCTCCAGACGGAAAATCAAACAATTCTTCAAGTTTGCGGGTCATGCTCTATTTACCGCGTTTTTTGCTGCCCTGATGGAATATTTGATCTTCGGTAATGACTCTAAAACGCAGGCCGTTGGCCTTGCACCAGCGTTGCGCTGCTTCCCATTTGAAGTGATTTATAGCCACTATGGCACGATCTCTAGGATTCATGCTTTCAGTCAGATGGCTTTGCTTCATGGGTTTGATTTCGATCAGTTCAGCAATCGTGGTGTTGTTGGGTCCGCGATAGGTCACAATAAAATCCGGCACATAGGTTGTGGCCTTGCCGGTTAGTGGATGTTGATATGGAATACGTATAGGCTCACTAGCCCACTGCAAGACATTGTCGTTGTTGTCACAAAACTGCATGAAGGCCCACTCCCAACTGCTACGATACCTAGGGACACCACGTCCCACGTACTTTTGGGCATTTTTTACCTGATAAGGACCTTGTGCAAACTTGGCCATGATCAACTTCTAATATTGTGTGCTACGTAATAGTTGGGTTGGGTTGGTACATTGATACCCAACAGGGTACTGGCACTTCTTAGACCGTTGAGATAATAGGCCAAAGTGGCAGTTAGTTGTGGGCCTGATTGTCCTTGCAATGAGCTCAATATGGTCAAGGGTTCGGTGCCGCTGAGTTCGGCTATGCGGAAAACCGACACAGTAAAATTGCCGGCCGCTTCGGCAGTGCCAAATACCGATTCAAAATAGCTGTTGATGGCATCGTACTCGTCTACCGGAACTTCAGTAGTGTAGCCATAGAACTGATCAAATATCTGTACTGTGAGATCAGTTTTAAGATTGCGATAATTTACAGTAGCCACGTTATAGTCCCAACTGGCTGCCAAAGGTAGGTAACGGACTACCGGTCACGCCTGCTGATGAAGTAGTGTAAGGGCCATTGGTCACAGTGGGTCTCGGTATAAACTGCCCGCCGGTGGCAGCAATCGCTTGAGGAATAGACCCAGGAGCGCCACCCTGCAATACACCAATAGCAGCTGTTTGGGCTTCGTAAGCAAGTCCTTGACCAAAATTATAATTTTTAAATGTATTGTAGGCTGTGCCGGCTGTTTGGACGGCTCCTAGAACATTTTGTAGTCCACCCTGGCCCGATGCCAGGGCCTGTAGATCCTGTGTGGTTCCGGTAATGGCATCTACAAGACCGCCCTGGCCAAATACTGTAGCTGTACTGCCAGGACGTGCCAGAGAACTTTTAACTGTGTCATAGTGTGCGGGATCTGCAAATCCAGGAACTGCAACACTGGGCGTTGATCCACCCACTGCTCCACTGTAGTACTTGACTGTTTCGTAGCGTATGGTCATTTGATTTTGCATGGTGGCGCCACCTTCGGCATAGCTGTAGGTATCGTGATTCCAGTTGGTAATGATAGGATTGATCAAGGTGTAGGACGCATATTTTTTAGCAGCCAAGCCGTATATGGTTATGTCGTTGAAAAAAGGAGGTTTTCCGTTGTTGTTGCCCGATGCGTTGCCTGGGCTGGTATTATTATAGCCCTCGCCGATAAAACCCCAGTCCTGGCCTTGACGCACAGGATTATAAATGTCACTGGCATTGTAGTTGAAACCATTGGCTAGTGTCGCGCTGTTGCCAAGTGTGCCACTTTGATTTGGAACACTGTTGTATTTTTGCGTAGGATCGCTGTAGTAGTAGCTGTAGTACTGATACCACATGTAGCGTACCAGGTCACTTTGGTCATCGTGGAATGTAACATTGACCGGATCGTAGTTGATTTTGGTCTGTATCAATCGTTTGCGATTGTACTGATTCATGGTCTCAACATCAATTGTGTACTTGGGTAGGTCAATGGTCTTGACCATGAGACCAATGCTGGTCACTTGTCCATTGTTGCCGAAGGCATTGAGTACCGCTGGATTATTAAAGTTTAAGTTGAAGTAAACATGAAATAGATACTTGGTACGAGGTGCAAGATTATAGTTGTCACTTCTAAAGGTCTTAGAAGCATGACTGTAATCTTTTAATCCAGGGCCACTAAAAAAGCCCGTCAGCAAGTCCTCGCCAAAACTTGGTAAGGTAGACATGGTATTAGGTACCTAGGCCGGTCGCAATGTCGCCCAAAGTTCTACCAACAACTGCGCCAACACCTGCTCCAGCTGGAGTTTGTAAGGCATTATCAAAACGTATGGTCATTTCAATCTGCATTGGCTCGTTGGTTCCATAGTTGGCTTCACCGTAGTTGACTGCTGACAAATAGCAACCATACAAATACCAGGTCTCTAAGGCCACAGGAGCATTGGCGCCGTTGCCGCCGTCTAACACTTCAAATTCGGTAGTAAACTTGTAGTCAATACCAGATGCTGCTGAACTCATTTCTGCAAAGTCCAACTGTTTCTGTAACTGCTCACCAACCAACTTGGATACATTGCCACCAGCATCATCACGTATGTTGCAAGTAATATCTTGCCAGGCATATTTGCCAGCCAACTTGATGGTGCTGTTGTAAACAGGAATATCAATCGCTTCAAATGACACGTTGGGACGAGCAAAATCAACCACCTGTTTGGTCAGTTCTGTTACTGGATTGCTTACACCAAAATTCTGGAATGTGACTCTAAAGCGATATTTCAGCTTGGGCATTAGCAGGCCCTGACTTGGGCTGCTTTGATCGCTGGCCAAAGGCACGGTCATTTTTGTTAGCGATGATGTAGGCATTTCGTTTGTTCTCCTGGTATACTGTTATTTATGGCCAATGTCTGGGGCAAAAAGCCCCAGTGCATTAGGCTGTTGTTTGAGCCGCAATAGTTCCTGTGTTCTGTATACGCAATGGTATGTAGATGAACTCAACTGCCTTGACTGGTTCAATTGCAATATCAACCCATAACTCGTTGTTGTCGATGCGACTTGGTGTGTTGTTGGTCAAATCGCAAACTACCAAGTAGTCATAGATACCACGTTTGGAAACCAAATCCACCATCAAACTGGTGATAGAATTGGTGATTTGCTGACGTGTGATCTGATCGTTGGGTTCAAACAGATACTGTTTACCAATCTGATTCAATCTAGCACGCAAGAACGCCACCAAACGTGCCACATTGATACGATTCAGTGCAGTGTTATCATTCAACAAGGTATGATTACCAAAGTTTGTGATGCCCACACCTGGAATAAATGTGATTGGATTGATATCATTTTGATACAGTACATCACGTATTCCTTGATTGATACCTGTAGTAATAAAGCTACCTGTGGCCGCATCAATGTAACCAATCTGTGAAGCATTGTCAATTACACCGCGACGTGTGCCGGCTGGAGCTAACCATGGATAACCTACTTCGTCGCTGCGGATAATTGTACGGATCATCATGTGGCTTGGTGGTTGTACCACAATATTGCCACTTAGATCTGTGGTCTGGCATGAAGGGTAGAAAGCACCTGCATAAGGATCTCCTACATCCAGATTTCCGTCAGCAGTGACCAGTCCCTGACCACTATTGTTGGTAGCCCAGGTAACAATATCAGCTGG